GAGTACTCACCCATGGAGTCATCTTCACACCGAGCCATCCGGAGGAAGCTCGTACCAGCCATAGGAGGTGCCATGACATCGGGGTCCTGCCAGGTACTCGTACAGGTCGCACAGTCCGCAGAGCTAGTGACATCTGCAACACGAAGCACCGAGGTAAGCGGAGGATCCGTCTCAGTAGTGGTGACTACCTTGTAACAGACGCCGTTCCTAAGGAAGACATCGTTGAGATTAAACTCATCATCCTGGACATACACAGGAGGCTCAACGCCATCCGTACATCTCTCGATCCCGTAGTACGTCCCCGCGAAGTCTGGGTCCCCACAGGAGTCCGGGCATTCATTGGAAGCCGGGACAATGAGAGGAACATCATCACAGGGATAGGGCAGAGTGATCGTGGTCTCGTCAGCCACGGGGTCATAGATCCTCGGGACATCATTGAGATCCACTCGACGGTCAAGGTGGATAACCACCCCGCTGTCATAGTCCTGCCTACCCGGGTCCGTCTCGATCTTCTCGAGGTAGACTCCGTCGCCCCGTTGGGAAACGAAGTACAGAGTAGTGTCAATGAACCTGAGCCCCAGGAGGTAGTCCCCTACCCCGAGGTCCCACCGAGACCACGCGGCCTGTAGGCGTTGGGGTCCCTGGTCAAACCACTGGTACAGGTAGACGTACTGACTACCTGACGTAGCCACTACCAAGGCACGTTGCTGTGCCGAGGCTGTCATGTCCTTGAGGTCCCCCTCAATGTACTGATCCACATGGCCGGTGATCTCTTCAGCAGTACGCTTCTGGGTGTTAGCATCTAGGCGATACTCACGGAGCCCGACATAGCTGCCGTTCTCCTGCCCGAAGATCACACGGTCCCCGATGAGCTGGGGCCTCGCACGCCGGTTAGACTCAAAGCGAGTCGTGGCCCGGATGGAGGCAGACCCAGGGGTCAGGGGTCCGTTACTCTCTAGGATGTACTGGGTCTGGTCAGAGAACAGGATCAGGTCCTGCTCATCAGGCACCGCCCAGTAGAGCTCCGCAGCTTGGTTGTCACTGATAGCCAGGTCGAGGACATCGGAGTCCACGAGGACCGTGACGGTAGTGCGGAAGAAGTTCTCATAGAACCCTGACTCGGACAATACGATGTCCGAAGCTGTCAGGATGCCGAGTCTGTCTCGGAAGAAGAAGATGTCCCGTGCCTTAGCCCCGATGAGGCTAGGCTCAGGGTTGCTGTCTGCGTCCCCGGTGCCTCGGTCAGACCAGGTCCACTCCTCAAAGCTGAAGTAGGCAGCGTCGGGGGTCCCGGTGATCGTGCCCGATCCATCATCGAAACGCCTGATCAATACATGGGGCATCGTAGATGGGTCAAAGGCATTGTCGATACTAGGGTCAACGGACTCGATCCACTGGCCCTCACCGATGCCTGAGGCAGCTTCGGGTCTCTCGAACTTCACCCAGTAGGCGTCACCGCCCTCGGGGGTCGAGGTGACCTCAATAGAGACATCGTGGACAGCTCGCGTGGGGAGCTCAGTGAAGAACTCCACGGAGTCCTTAGACGCCAACATTGCAGCGTCAGCGTTGCCGTCCTTGACATCAATCTGGAAGTCGTTCCCAGAGGTGTTCTCGATGTGGATCACGTTGCCGTCTCGGGTGACCACGTAGGTATCCGTGGCCTCCGCAGTGAGGAGGTCCTGGAGACCTGCATCAGCCGCAGCAGTCCCGGGGGTTGACCCGTCTACTGTGGCGGCTCGAGTTGGGTCCTCGAAGTCCGTGATAGGATCTAGGGTTGTCGAGGATGCGAGGTCCCCAGCGATCTGGTCAGTCGTGTTGTAGGGAGGCCCACCACCAGTGGTCAGGGTTACCGCGTAGGCACCGTCAGCGTCTGTGACTGTGAGCGTGTAGTCCATCTCATAGTTGGCTGCTCGGACCTCAACGAAGCCTTGGGAGTTCGGTGCGGTAGGCGTAGTCCCCGACATAGCCATGGTCATCTCAGTGTTGACTACGAACGTGTAGTCATCGAAGGTGACGCATCGCATCTGCGAGGAAGGACTTGCCGGTAAGTATCCCACGCCATCCGGGGTCTCCACTTGATAGAGGGACCCATCGACCCCGAAGACCGTGATCTCCGTGGGCCCGAACACAGCGACGTAACGCTCAGTCACGTCCCGGTTCATAGCGTGTACGTGGGACTCCGAGTAGTCAGTGCTGGTGAGCACCTTGGCTACGTTCTCGATAGGAGGCCGCTTCTGTAGGCCATCTACGACGGATGCCCAGCCATTGTCCATCAGTGCAGCCTGGGTCTTACGACGGAGCTGCGGGGCCTGCTGGGAGATCCCGTTGATAAGGTTGGGGATCGTGTAGGTGACTAACGCCATCGACGGCTCCTCCGGAGTACCGGGTTATTCTTCAGGGCGTTGTAGTCTCCCCGGTCCATCTCAGCACCACGGGCTCTGGTGTAGGCCACGCCTTCCTGCTCACGCAGCATGGCGTCGATCAGGTCGGAGCCGATACGTCGAGCCGCGAACTTACGTGCAGCACGGACAGTGATGTAGTACCGGAGGTCATTGGGTATATCCAGCCAGGGGAGGTACCAGACAACGTCAGCGTAGATGGAGCTGGTGAACTCGTAGGTGTGGTCTACCCTGTCATACGCCTTGCCCCCTCGGATGATGATGTCCTTGCCGCAGTTCTTCTTCGCAATGAAGTCGATGCGTGCGATCTCTGAGGGTGTGTAGCCTGTAGCGGTGAACGCCTCAGAGAGTACTACCTCATCGGATCCGTTGGGGGTCAGTTCGATCTCTAGCTCGCGGTTGAATTGCCACGAGTCCTCTTGGACCTCAAGAGAAGTCTCTTCGATCACCTGGCGTACCAGGATGACATCGAGGTCCGAGGTAGAGTTGTAGTCCGTGGCAGGCGAGTTTCCCACCAAGGCCAGGATGGAGTTCATGGCCTCCAGTGATGTTCGTGCTGTGATAGCTACGGTTTCGTCTGCCATTGTGTTCCTTGGTTAAAAACGAAAAAACAGGGACCCAGAGCTTTCGCCCTGAGTCCCCGCACAGGAGCCTATTCAGTTGTGTTGCTTACGCAGAGGTAAGCTCGATGGCCGACTCAGGACGCAAGTCCGAGGTGCCAGCGATGTAGCTGCCGAGCAGCAACGTGCCGTACTTCTCAGGCTGATCGACAACCTTGAGAGCCAGGTCCTTCAGGAGGACCGTGCCGACTGCACTTCGGTGGAAGGCCACACCGACAGTGTCGGAGAAGTCAGCGGTGTAGTCGTTGTTCTCACCAGCAACGCCTGCGTAGTTGTTACCGAGGGTAGCAGCAGTCATGTGGTTCGAGCGGACGACGTCGAGACCCATGAAGGTCGGGACCGACGCATTCTGGATCGAGCCGCCACCAGCCCAGTCACGGTTCAACAGGAAGTTGTCCGTGGTCTGGAACAGGAGGTAGTACTGGGCAGGACCCAGGACCACGCAGCGGTCTTCACTTGGGACGTTACCCTCATCGAACTTCTGAGCAATCGTGTAGAAGGCGTCCTTCAGCACGTCAGCGTCAGTGCCGATGGTCGCACTGGTGATGGTACGGTCGGCAGGCGTGGTGACATCAGCCGCACCGAAGTCCGGAGTCGCACGGGCCGCCTTAGCGATGGTACGGATGATATTGATGTCGAGGACCTTGGAGAGGGCGAAGCCCATCTGCTTGGCGTACTCGCTGCGAACCGAGAAGTGGTTCTTGAGCTCATCAATCTCGTTGACAAAGATGTCCGAGGACACACGATCATCGACCAGGATGGTCTTCTGAGTGTGCTGGACGTTGTTGGTACCGAGGAGTTCAGTGCCAGCGGTGTGGTACTGAGCGTCGGTCTTCCACGTCCGGTCAAAGGTCGCGGACTTACCGTGGGAGATGGACTTGACGGTGGTGCGGCCACGCATGACGTTCGCTTCGAGGAACGCAGCGTGCAGCTCATTCATAAAGAGCTGTTCAAACAGTGCATCATCTGCACCGGCACCAAGGTCCTGACCGATCAGGTTAGGGGTGGCATCTGCCATAATTCATTTCTCTTTTTTAGAGGTGGAGGTTCACTCCCTCGTGGGGTGGGTTCTCTTCTCTTGGACTTCATTAGCGTCAACAACAGGTTGTCCGGTTATCCCCCGCAGGGGGCCAGGGCCTATCAGGATCTGCCGTAGGGTCTCTGAGGGATCCCAAGGGAGACAAAACATCAGACCGAGTTTCCTCAGCCTGACGTTAGATTCAGTCTTCAGTGCCTGGCTCTGCGGGAGTCTCACTCTCCGCTTTCTTTCGTCGAGTCTTCGACTTCTTCCACTCAGTCTCAACCTTGATATTCTTATCAATGATGGACTGGACAGTTGCCAGGTCAAGTTCTTTCCGTGCGTCACGGGACACGTTCACTGCCTTCTGAAGTTCACGAATGATCGACAGGGCTACGTGGGCACCAGTGATGATGGTCTTCGGGTCTACGCTCATGCGTCAGGTTTCCGTTGGTTAGCTTGATAGAGGGCTGGATCTCGAACACCCTTAAGGACCTCGAAGCTCTCGTAGAACTTCTGCTCGGCCTCTTGAGAGGGCTCGCCCTTCAGTAGGGACTCCGACCAGAGCCGAAGGGCCTGGCCGGTCAATTCGATTGCTAGGTCAATGTCCTCGTAGTCATCCTCGTCAATGAACCCTGCGTCGTTGAGCAGAGTGATCGAGGTGATGACTGAGGCTCTGGCTTCCCCCGCGACCACGAAGGCCTCGTAGGAGGTCTGCTTGGCCTGGGGAGTCCCAACGCATCCGGGGAGGGAGGCGAAGGCCATGCAGACAAAGATGCAGACTACCAGGCCGCTTAGGATCCGTAGGGGATCAACTGTCCGACTGTTCATCTGCCACCTGCTTTGCTGTAGACGTGACAATACCTGCGACCACTTCGATCACCTTGTAGGCTTTACCCAAGAGGGCGTTGTCCTTAGGCGTAGGGGTCAGGTTGACGATTGCTACTGCCAGGGCGTGTGCCGCTACGATGGCGGTTACGATTGCTTCGGTATCCATTACTTACCTCGGAGTCTCAGGGTTTCAATTTGACGTTGTGTCACTTCCCGGCGATAGGACTCATCGGTGCTATACCGAGGGTCCATGGTTGCCTGGGTTGCTTCCATCTGGGAAGCGAAGGGCTGAACCCCACCCGCCGAGGATCGTCTACCAGACACTGGGGATTTAGGGGGCGAGCCCACTGCGTCCCGGTATCGAGCATCGAGTCCAGCCACGGATAGTTTGACCTTCTCCTTGTCGCTGTCGTTGACAACGTCATTGAAGGCCTGGATCTCGTCAGGGCTTAGGTTGGCCTGTGCCCACTCGAGGCGAGCCTGGTATTCCTGCTCACCTCCTACGATCTCGTAGACCTCCTTAGCGAAGCCTGCTGAGGCCTCAGCCTGGGCCTTGAGGTACAGGTCCAAGCCAGCCTCGTCCACGCCCAGGTGCTTGACCTGTTCGAGGATGGCCTGCTTGGAGTCCTTGGACAGGTCGCCCGTCTCTGCGTACTCCGCGTTGAGGGCATCCATGTCTAAGCCAGCATCGCTGACCACCTGCTCAGGGTTGACCTCGGGATCCTTAGGCTCTTCAGTCTTAGGATCCTCTGGCTCACCCTTGTCGATGCTCAGGTCAGGCTTGTCGCCACCCTCAGGAGCCTTGGAGCTGAACTTCTTTTGAAGCTCAACGTAGCTCTTCTGGATGTCTTCTTGACGGTAGGTTTTACTCTCCTCATCCCAGAACTTCTCTAAGCCTGGCATGGGAGTCTCGTTCTTCACTGCATCCTCGACCTTAGGGTCGATGGCAGGATCAGACTCGAGGGGTACTTCGGGCATCTAGTGCTCCTTACTGTTCAGGTTGCTGCTGTTGTTGTTGCTGTTGTGCCATAGCACCAGCTTGTTGGATAGCTTGGGGACCGAGCTTCTCGGCCATCTGCTGCATCTGGGCCTGCTGCCGTTCGGCTGCTACCTCTTCGGCATCCTTAAGAAGCCCTGTAGTGTCCACACCCACAGCACCGAAGATGCGGTTGAGCATCTCCGTAGCATTCAGGTACGGGAGGACCTCAGGTAGAAGAGGCTGAGGGATGGACCCGATAGCAACCTGTAGTCGCTGTAGGTCCTGGCCCCTGCCGAGGGCCTCAAGGCCAGTGATGATCTGGATGTTCACCAGTTCGTCGGGGAGTGCAGGGATCTTCTTCTGCTTCTTCAAGCGAGAGAGAAGTCTCTGGACCAGAGGTCTCTGGAACTCCTGGCCGAGCAGGGAGTAGATACCACCGAGGGCATTCTCCAGCTCGTGAGCCATGAGTCGGATCTCTTCCGCCGTCACACGCTCAGCCTGTCGTTGGACAGAGCTCATCATGAGGAAGGCGGACTTCAAGGAGGCCTCGATGTTGCTGACCATCTCTGCTGCAATGCGGAGATCCTGGGCCTTCTGTGACTGGAGGGCCTGGACTTCGTCCGGGCTTCCCTTCACGTAGGCACCGTTGTCAGCGTCCTCGAGTTCCTTTGGATTCGTTGTACCACCCGGCTGGACCAGGTAGATGATTCGTGATGCTACGGCTGACCCTTGTACGATTGACTTGGTCAGCTCCTCCAGGGAGATGACATCCCCGAGGTATTCTTCGACATAGCTCCGTCCGTAGTCCTCACCGTCGAGGCGAGTCCAGCGGAGGGGGATGTAAGGGAAGTTCTCACGGGTGTAAGTACCCTCGGTCCCTTGGAGCTTGTTGCCGTTGATCTCTTGGTAGACAACCCACTTGTTCTTTTCGTAGTCCCACGTACAGGACTTGTAGACATCCAGCTCGCCTTGGTCCTCTTCCTTACGTTCGTAGTCTTGGACCTGGGCTTGCTGTTCTTCGGTGAGGTCCCAGTAGTTGGTGCTCTCCTTGACGATGATCTCGACAGGAGTGCCTACCCCGTCACGTCGGCAGACGTAGTTGGAGAGAGGATGCACACGGCTGTCCTCGCCGTCCTCAAGGAGGAGAGCGTTGCCCCCTACGATGAGGTGACGGAAGAGCTCGTAGGCCTTGGGCCTCAGGGACATCCCCTCGATCTCATCGGTAGCGATCAGCTCAGTGCGGAGGAGTTGTTTCTCCGTTACCGCCTTGAGGTTCTCCCCGCCTGGGGCCGGGATCTCTACTACCTGCTCCGCTGCGAGCCTCTCCAGGTTCAGCTTAAAGAAGGCTGTGCCAGGAGGGAGCAGGGTTGTGATGAGCTTGGCAGCTAGGTTGTTCACACACTGGGCAGGCAGAGCTGCGTAGGGTGTGTGGAACTCCGTGGAGCTGGTGGTGCCTTCCTTGGGAATCAAGTAGGGCAGTGTGTACCAGCTACACTCTCTGGCTCGTTCAAGGAACTTCAACCGCTCAGAAGCGAGCTGGTTGTATCGCCCCTTGGCAGTGATGTTCGTCTGCATCTCTATTAGCTACGGACGCTAACACCAGAGCCAGAGCTGTTCGCATTGGTCCCGGTCGTGGGGTTAGAGATGGTGAGTGAGTTACGCCGCACCTTGTTCTTCCGGTTCCTCTGGACCACAGGAGATGCCTGTGGACGCTCAGGAGCGATAGGAGGGGGCGGGGGCGTGGCCGGTTTGACGGCTTCGATCTTCGGAGTCTTAGGGGATGACAGACACATCAGGCAGTTTCCTCTTGGTCATAGGTTTCATGCAGGTGCTTGAGATGTTCAAGAACTTGCAGTCTCCCAGCCTGATACATGATGCTCTCGATGGTTTCCGAGGGCTTTGGCTGGAGGGGTTTAATGTGACCCTCGAGGTGCTTAATGACATCCTTAGGTATATGCAGGTGCTTCATTTAGAATCCTCTGGGGTTCTAAGGGGTGGGTTAATTGGCTAGGATGCTGTCAGTGCTGTACCGCAGGGAGCCTAAGTTGTTGATATGATACAACTTAAGGCCATTCTCAAGGGCGTGATCCACCTCGGCCCTGGCACCGGGGCTCTCGGTCCAGCCTGGGAGGACAGCCACAGCCCAGCACTTCTCCTTGATGACCGCTAGATCCTTGTCCAGAACCTCCTGCCACAGGTGGTCAGGGAGCTTCCTCCGCTCCACGTACTGCTCGATCTCTGGGCCATCATGCTCCGCAGGGTTCCACACGTCCCACTTGAAGTG